GGTAGTGCTGACCTACAAGGACAACGAAGCACTGCCATCAACCATCCGCGACGACATCGAAGCGGCACGCGACAAAGCAGCAACATCTACATACTGGGCGAATTGGTGGAAAGTCTACGGCCTTGGCGAAGTCGGATCATTGCAAGGCGTGGTCTTCGATGACTGGCAGCAGGTGGATGGCATTGACTTTGCTGGTGATAAGCTGGTATCCATCGGATTGGACTGGGGATACACGAATGATCCAACGGCGGTCGTCGCTGTCTACAAGCGTGGCAGCGCAGTGCTGGTGCATGAGCTGATGTACAGCACAGGCTTGACGAACCAAGACATCGCAGACCAGCTGCGCAAGCTCGGCATCAACAGGTCATGGCCAATTATCGCAGACAGTGCCGAACCCAAGAGCATCGAAGAGGTGCATAGGCTTGGATTCAACATCCATCCAGCAACGAAAGGCGCAGACAGCATCCGCAATAGCATCGACATCCTGAAGCGGCAACCGTTGCTCGTCACCAGAGAATCGACCAACTTAATCAAGGAACTGCGCAACTACACATGGGACACAGACCGCACTGGAGCGTCGCTTGGTGTGCCGATAGACAGGTACAACCACGCCATTGATGCGCTGCGCTACGTTGCGCTGATGAAGCTCGGGGTGCACAACAGTGGTCGATATGTCGTAATTTAGCCGCACAACATGAGAATCATCCACTACTACCACATCTTCGCCGATGGACGATGGCAGATGCTGGTCAACCAACACCTGATGGCCGTCAGCAACTACGGACTGGCCAACGCAATCGAGGAGATACGGATTGGCATTGTCGGGCAGCCAGCAAACCGCAAGGAGGTCAAGGCATTCCTGGCAACGGTTATGCCAGCAGACCGCTGCAAGGTCGTTGTTGAACGCACGACAGCCTGGGAGCAGGCGACACTCAACGAAATGTACAAAGCGAGCCCTGAAGAGCCGGATGCTGTCTACTTGTACGCCCACACCAAGGGCGGCTCGGATGCATCGCTGATTAACCAGCTGTGGTGCCGGTCGATGACGTTCTTCTGCGTCGTAGCCTGGCAGAACGCCCTGGAGAAGCTGGAAGGCGTTGACATCGCCGGTCCGCATTGGATCACCAAGGAGAAATGGCCGCATATGGCTGACCACAACAACCCACACGGCTATCCATACTTTGGCGGCAACTACTGGTGGGCTCGGGCTACGCACATCGCCAAGCTCGGAACACCAGAGCGTGATCACCGCTGGCAGGCAGAGCACTGGATTGGCAAGGCGGAGGCGCAAGTTGCGGACCTCTGCCCAGGATGGCCTTCACCCGAATTATTTGTAATCACATGGTAAAACACGAAGATCCCGAAATCGTCGCCATGCTGCAGGACATGAACCTGCACGGCATGGATTGGCAAGGTGGCACGGACAAAGGCACTGACCACAAGTACACGGAGACATACGCACGGCTGCTCAACCCGCTCAGGGACCAGGCAATCAACATGCTTGAGATCGGCGTCTGGCATGGTGGCAGCGCTGCGCTGTGGTGCCGGTATCTACCCAAGGCCAGGTTCATGTTTATGGACATCGCCAACAACATCAAGCCCAAGGCTGAGCAGTTGATTGACAGCGACCGCTGCACATTCCGCTTTGCTGATGCCTACACCCACGACAGCGTGGAAGCGGTCCGTGCGGCTTTTCCCGATGGCCTTGACTTCGCCGTTGATGATGGCCCGCATACGCTGGTCTCGATGTGCGAGTTCTTGCGGCTCTACGCTCCGCTGATGAAGCCAGGCGGGGTGATGGTGATCGAGGACATCCAAGACGCATCGTGGTTTGATGGCTTGGAGCGCTTTGCACCGGAGGGGGCAACCTGTGAGCGTTGGAACGCCAGTGCAGACACCGGGCGCTGGGATGACATTATGCTAATCGTAACAATATGAAGAAACCATTTGCAGCATTCACCATCGTCAAAGATGAGCCGGTCAACCTACCGATTTGGCTGAAGCACTACCGGCGGACATTCGCCGATGAAGACATCTACGTCATCGACCACGACACGCAGGATGGGAGCACCGATAACCTCGGGGTGACCGTTATCCCTGTTCACAACCCGGAGGCATTCCGCCATCAGTGGCTTGTCGACCAGGTGCAGCGCGTGCAAGCTGAGCTACTGGAGCGTTACGAGGTAGTCCTTTTCGCTGAGGCCGATGAAATGGTCTACGCACCACACGCAGAGCTGATTGAAGTGCTGGAGGCCTTCCGCAAGAGTGACAGCCAGTTTACCAACGTCGTAGGCTATGAGGCCATCCACGTTATGGATGAGCAGCCCAAACTGGATCGGACTATCCCGATTGTCAAGCAGAGGCCACTGTGGTACCGGGAGACGCACATGGACAAGCCGTTGATCACCAAGATCCCACTGACATACGGAGCAGGATTCCACCACTGCCAATACTCGCGCATGTACGACTGGAACTTATTCATGTTCCACCTACATCGGATGGACTACGACCTGATGCTTGAGCGGCACATTTGGCGCAACACCAAGTGGAACTTAGTCGATGAGGGTGGCTTGGGTTGGCACCACCACATCTACGAGGCCAACGCGGTCCGTGACTTGATGCAGCGTGGTTGGAATGGCAGCGGCGATTTGGAGCAGATTCCTGAGCAACACCAAGAGCGGCTGATGCATCTATGAAGCACTACGGCATCGCAGGTGCAGGCTTGACAGGCAGCGTGATTGCTCGTGAACTTGCAGAGTGTGGTCATCGCGTGACCATCTACGACGAGCGCAGCCACGTTGCTGGCAACTGCCACACCGAGCGGCGGCACGGCATCATGGTTCACGCCTATGGGCCGCATATCTTCCACACCGACAACGAAGCGGTCTGGCAGTACGTCAACCGCTTTGCTACGATGCGCGACGTGCGGCTCAAGGTCATCGCAAGAGTCAAGGACAAGCACTACTCGTTCCCTGTCAACCTGATGACGCTATGCCAAGTCTGGGATCATGCGCTGACACCTAAAGAGGCCAAGCGACTACTCGACACCGAGCGGCGCAACATCGAGCCGACAAACTTCGAGGAAGCGGCGGAGGCGGCAATCGGGACTACGCTGTACAAGATGTTCTTTAAGGGCTACACGCAGAAGCAGTGGGGGCGAGATCCACGCACGATACCTGCATCCGTTTTCAAGCGTCTGCCAGTGCGTCTAAGCCACGATGACAACTACTTCTACCACAAGTACCAAGGCATCCCCGAAGATGGCTACACGGCGATGGTAGAGCGCATTCTTGACCATCCCAACATCGACCTGCATCTATCCACGCCATTCGACAGGCTTAGGCAGTACGACCACATTGTCTGGACTGGAACCATTGACAGCTTCTTCGACTACCAGCTTGGAGAGTTGGCGTATCGGACGCTGACCTTTCGCCACGAGCTTGGCGAGGGTGACATGCAAGGCTGCCACACGGTTAACTACCCAGAATACGACACGCCATGGACGCGAAGTGTGGAGCATAAGCACTTCACGCCGTGGGAGAAACACGACAACAGCATCGTGACCTTTGAGTACAGCAACGAGTGGCGCAGGGGTGACATCCCCTACTACCCTGTGCGATTGGCAGAAGATCAGGCGGTGCTGGACCAGTACATTGCGATGGCGGAGCAGCTGCCATCGGTGACGTTTGCGGGAAGGCTTGGGACCTATCGCTACATGGACATGGACGTGACGATTGCGGAGGCATTGAAAACAGCACAACAATTATGAACACACCACTGACCAATTTGACCATCAGCCAATTCCAGCGCATATACGCCATCATGATGGAGGATGTGCTGAGCGACACCGATAAGCAGCTCGGCATTGTTGCAATCGTTGATGACATCTCAATTGATGAAGCCCGGCAGATGACAGTGCTGACACTGGCTGCCAAGTTCCGAGCCATTAACGATGCGTGGAATAAACTGCCCGACATGAAGTGGCACCGGCGCTTCCGCTGTGGTGGCAAGTGGTGGTATCCTACTATCTTCACCGATGAGCTGACAGCGGGGCAGCTGATTGACTTGATGTCGATTGGCGCTACCGATGAGCACACGATTGTGCAGAACCTTCACAAGATTATGGCGACGCTATGTCGTGAGGGCGGATGGGTGACGCATTGGCGCAAGGAGTACGATGGCAGCAAGCACCAGGAGCGTGCTGACCTGTTCCTGGAAGAGGCTACAATCGGTGACGTTTG